TATAAATCCGAGTTAGCTAGTTTAGCTTTGACTGCGTTTTGATATGCTACATCTTTAGAATATCTAGGGTCAGCCATTGCTTCAGTTACTTGAGCCCAAGACTCAAATGAACCTTCGTTAGTTGGAGAAGCCTTACCTTGTAATAGATTTGGCTCACTACCGTTAGCTTGGTCAAACTTTGCTTTCAAACCTGCAACAGCAAGTTTTATTGAGTCAAGATTTTTACCATTAATAGTTTCATTGTATGCTTTCTTTTCAGACTCAGTTAAATTTTCTTTAGCCCATTCAGCCATTTGATTATAAACTTCGTCACCACCTACAACACTTTTGACTTCATCACCTTGTTGTTTAGCTAGTGCCGCTTGTCCATTAATAAAAGCGTCTACATAAGATTTAGGAATACCTGCTTTTTCAAGAGCTTCATAAGATTTGTCATTAAGCTGACCATTCTCATTATACTCTTGTTGTAGATTTTCCATATTAAGACCTGCGTCAGACACAGCTTTTTCAGCTATCTCTAAATTATTATCTTCAGTCTTAGGTTGTTCTTCTTGTTTTACTTCAGGTTCAGCAGGTTTATCCGCTTGACCTAATTTTTTCTCTAGCTCAGTATATGACTTTGCTAAATCTTCGACTGAATTAAATTTTTCAGGAAGACCCTCTGGTCTTGAAACTTCAGTCTGTTGTACTTCTGGTTTCTCAGAAGTTGTTTCTGGTTCTTGTATAACTACTTGTTCTACCATAATTTTAGTTTCCCATTTCCTTTGTCATGTTATTTGCAACTTGTGGAGCTACTTGCTGTGCAGTGTCCATTAATTGTTGTTGCTGTTGCATATCCATCATTTGTTGTTGCTCGGCTTGTAATTGCTCAGACGATTTAATTAAACCTTCTGTATCAATTCCAAGACCTGTCGCAATCCTTGTAATCAAATCATTTGGATTTAGAGCTTGTACTACTTGCGGATTTATTTGAGCAAGCTGTCCAATCTCTGCAACAAATTCTCTTAGTTTTTGTAAGTCATTACCTCTACCAAGAGCTTCAATACCTGTGATAATAGTTGGTTTAACTGTACCTTTAGGTAAAGAAGGTATTTCTTTATTTTGACTCATTCGTTTCATTAACACTCTAACAAGAGGTAATTGAAATTCTTGTGACAATAAAGAATATACACCACCCATAGACGTTTCTAATTGTTCAGCCATGTATCTTATTTCTTGAGCTGTAACTCTTTCAGCGTCTCTTTGGATTGCTGTATGTAGTAAGAACGCATAAGACATACGCTCTTCTAATTTCTGAATACTTCTTTCTACGACTTGTAAGTCATATTGTTTTTCTGCTTGTAGTACAGACACATCATCTCTACTACCTGTAATAATATCTCCGTTTCTAGTTGACGCTAAATCTTTCTTTCTAGTTACTGCATTAGGTCTAACCATAAATACAACTTTACTAGAAGCCGCCGCACTTTCTACAAGTGATTGTGATAATCCTTCCAAGCTCTTGAGGTCACCCAAAAACTCTTCTACAAAACTTCTTCCGTAGTCTTCATTATCTATTCGCACCATTCTCAGTGCTTGGTATGGCATAGCGTCTGCCATGATTGTACCAATAGTAGAAGGTATTTTCATACCCATTACTTCTTGGCATACATAAAACTTTTTATTATCTAATTTATAAATATGAGTATAGATGTCACAATCTTCATCATCTTTGTATGTGCCGTCCATCATCATAGCTTGTTTGATGTCTTCATCTAAAGCAACATGTGCAATACTTTCTTTAATAACTATTTCTAAAAGATTACCTGACGTATCTCTTCGTACAACATATTGTGATAATGGAAATACTTTCATGCTTCCATTTTTAGGAAGATAAGTAAGAACATTACCACCTACAATAAGATGTTTAAGAGCTTCAAATACACTAACTCTTAGTGCAAGCTCTTCAATTTTATTTGATACTTCTCTTTCAATGTCAGACAAAGACTTCTCAATCTCAGTCGCAACATCTCTACGCATTTCCATTTCTTTCTTTGCGTCTCCAGTAATTTTTAATCTGAAGAATGGAGAGTTAGGGGGAAGTAAAAGTAAAAGAAGTTTAGAGGCAAGATTGTTTACACCTCTAGCACCAACTGATTGAAATGGTGAATATAAATCAGACGAAGAATTGAAACCTTCATCTGGTATTAATGCAGGAATTGTCAACTCGCTACACTCACGAGCTCTATCTAAAAATTCGTATCTATCTTGTTTTAACTTTTCGTAACGCTCTTTAGCGGTATTTTGTCTTGTTACTACTTCGTTATTATAGTCCATGTATTAACCAATATTCAGACCACTTTGACCTGTTGTAGTCATAGTGTTTACGCCAGAAGTCTGTAACATTTCTGTTCCAGTCTTTTTAGCTTTCTTAATTTTTTTCTTCTTATCTACTAACTCATCTGCTGTCTCCAAAGTCGGTACTAATTGGTCACCAATAGGTGACGCATTAACGACTGGATTTGGAGCAATAGGTTGAGGAGCAGGTCTTGAACCACCACCGCACATATTAGTTTCTCCTTATTATGTTATATTTAAACCAGAGTTAGAACCTTCTATTCCACCTTGATTGTAAGTATCAGGCTTCTTAGTTTTCTTAGGTTCGTCTCCGCCTACATTAATATCAGAAGGTTCAGGATTATCAAAAGGCGATTTTTTATCGTCAAACACATTACCCTTTACATAAGTATCTTCAGGGTCAGGTGCAGTATATGTAACTGGTTTACTCGTTCCCAAGCACATTGTCGTCCTTCCTTTCCTTTAATGTATTAATAAATCTCACAACATCTCTTTGTCCTGCTTTAAAATATATTGTCTTAGTATCATCATTTAAGTCTGGTGATTGCTCAGGATATACTTCATTAAGCAGTTTTATTAAGTCATCTACCGTTGTAGGTAGGACTACATCTTGTAAGTTTTCCATTGTTTCCTTCTAAAAAGGGTACTTTATTACCAAAGTGACCCAGTTAATGTACCTTTGTTGTATTCTGTGGCTCTATTCTCAAAGAAATTAGCGTGTTCTACACCATTCAATATCCAATCTAACCACCCTAACGGATTATTTTTGACTCCATAATTAGGTTTTAAAGATAGCTGAAGCAGTCTTCTGTCAGCTATATACCTAATATATTCTTTTACTTGGTCAGGTGTTAATCCTTGTATTCCACCCATCTCAAAAGCTAAGTCAATAAACTTATCTTCTAAGTCTACCATATCTCTACATGTCTGATAGAGACTAGCTTTAAATTTATCTGTCCATATCTTAGGGTTTTCTTTTATTAGTGCATGAAATAATTTAATCATGTTTTCTACATGGTGACTTTCATCTCTAATACTCCATGTAACTATCTGACACATACCCTTCATTCTACCAAATCTTTGAAAGTTTAGTAACATTACAAAAGAAGCAAACAACTGAAGTCCCTCGCCAAACGCTGAGAAACAAGCAATTTCCCTAGCAAGTCCTTCAACACCTTTGCCCTTACTTTCAAATAAATAATTATGTTTGTCTGACATCTCTTTGTATTCTTGAAATGCTTTATACTCACTGTCCTTTAATCCTATTGTGTCGTTCAATAACGAGTATGAATGTGCATGGTTGGCTTCACTAGTTGCGATAGCAGACAACATCATTCTAATTTCTGGTGGCTTGAACATAGGAATGTATTTATCAAGGTATGCTTGAGCAATGTCTACATCTCCTTGTGTAAAGAATTTTAAAATTTGATTGATAAGATTTTTTTCTTCTGCTGTTAATCTCTCATTCCAATCTCTTACATCTTCTGCTAGCGGTACTTCGCTAGGAAGCCAGTGCATTTTTTGTTGCATATCGTATGCTTCAAATGCCCAGTCATATTCAAACGGTTTATAATATTGCCTCTCTTTAAATAGCCCCATCTACACTCCTCTCATTAATTCTATAAACTCTATGACCACAATCATTGCTAGTTCAACAGCAAGTATTGTATGGTATACAGTCCATAGCACTGTTTGTTTTTGTTGTTTTTTATTATTATGACAACCACAACATTTCTGTTTCTTTGGTTTATCAATATCTTTAAATAGTCCTTCGTGTGTCATCTATGCCTCACATGCTAAACACTCTGACTCAGGTATAATAGTTCTTTCAACTTTTAATGAAAGCAACTCAGCACGCTTAATAGCTTCTGACCTACAGTAATAAAGTGTCTTTAGTTTACTTTTCCAAGCTAACATGTGTATGTCATGTAGCTCTTTAATGTTTACGTCAGCAGGTACAAACACATTAACAGACTGTGCTTGACAAATATATTCTTGTCTGTCTGCGGCGTGTTGTATTACCCATTGCTGATTTAGTTCAATGGCAGTTTTAAAAGTATCTTTCTCGTAGTCAGTTAGTTCATCTAAATGTAGAACAGAACCCTTACGAGCAATGATAGACTGCCATGTCTTTTCAGTATTGAGTCCTTTAGACTCTAACAATTTTTCTAAATATTTATTCTTAACCATGAATGAACCTGACATAGTTTTCTGCACATAAGCATTAGCTCTGTATGGTTCGATAGATGGAGAAGTTGTACCACATATAATTGAAGAAGAAGCATTAGGTGCAATCGCTAGTAAGTGTGCATGTCGCATACCAGTGCCCTTCATATCAGGAGCTTCACCACGTTCTACTGCAAGATTTTTAGACTCAGCTACAGCTTCAGACTTAATCTTTTTAAACATGTTTAGATTAATACCTTTAGCCAAAGCAGACTCAAACGGAACACCTTTAGATTGTAGGTAGGCGTGGAAGCCCATAGCTCCTAGTCCAATACTACGTTCTTGGTGTGCACTAAACTTAGCTTTAGATAATTCATCAGGTGCATTATCAATAAAGTGTTGTAGAGTGTTATCCAAAAATCTAACTAGGTCTGCTATGAATTGTGTGTTGTCTTTCCACTCATCATATTTTTCTAGGTTTACACTAGACAAACAACAAACAGCAGTACGTTGTTCATTAGTTGGTAGTGTAATTTCAGTACATAAATTAGAGTGATGTACTTTTAATTGTTTATCTTTTAAAGTTTGGGGAAGGTCATTGTTGATTGTGTCAATGAAACACATATACGGTTCACCAGTAGCAACTCTGTTTTCTAAGATACGTTGCCATAGTTCTTTAGCAGAAACAGTCCGTACTATTTGTTTTGTGTGAGGGTCTATTAAATTCCAACTGTCATCATAGGTAGGGTCTTTAATGCAGTTATCAATTAACTCCATAAAGCTGTCAGGAATATTTACACCGTGATGTAGATTAAGACATTTTCTATGAACGTCTCCACCACTAGGTTTTCTCATGTCTAAAAATTCTATAATCTCTGGGTGAGATATATCCATGTATGCGGCGTAACTTCCTCGTCTAGTTTTACCTTGAGAGAAAGCAAGTATCTCTGAGTCAACGACATGAAGAAAAGGAATTGACCCTGAGCTCTGTGAACCACCACTTGTTAATGTACCATCAGAACGTACATGTCCCCAGTAGCCACCGATACCACCACCTACACTAGCTAACCAAGCGTTCTCTGTGTAGTGTGATGTTAAACCTGTACGACTGTCACCAACATAATTTAGAAAGCACGAAATAGGCATGCCCCTTTTACTTCCTGCATTGGTTAAGACAGGCGTGGCAAACATGAACCACAGTTTAGAAGCATAATCATAAATACGATTAGCCATTGCGTCATCATCAGAGAACGCCTTAGCCGCACGCATGAAAGCGTCTTGAGGCGAACCTTCATCTGGTAACAAGTACCTATCTTTAAGTGTTGTCTTACCAAAATATGTAAGCAGTTCGTCTCTACTGTAATCCATTATTGCTCCTTTACTAATGTGAAATTGTTTTCTCTGTCATAATATTTATATTGAATGTTGTGTGGTTTAAAAGTTTCTAAGTGTTTAATTACAATCTGTTCATCTAGGTCTGCACAAGTGTAGACATCTAATTGTAATCTAGCAGGGTCACTTTCGTCCCAACAATGAAATGCTATATGTGACGTTTCGATAGCCGTCACACAGGTAAGACCTCTATTACCTTGTTTGTTACAGTAATAGGCAACTGGTTTACCTAGCATTTTCATTTTAATTAAATGGATTAATTTTCTAACCCACTTTTTTATGTATCTAATATCCTTTGGGGGTGAGCTTAACTCCGCCTGTACTAGAAGGTGCTTGTGTTTTATTGTCATTAAGTTCTAAGTTTAATTGTTTGGGGTTGTCTTTCTCAATAATGAAATCAATGTATTGCTTTGCTTTCAATAGGTCGTCAATCCCACCCTTCAGATTATAACGACAAATGTATTTCACCACATTACCCTGACAAAAGTCGAGCTTATTTTTTACAATAAAATCAATAGGCTCTATCTCGTGTTGAGTATAATGTGGCGGTTCTTTTATCATATCTGCCATAGTTTTACCTTATGTGTTTTTTTATTATACTCACCATGTCTAAGGATATGTGCAACCCTAGCTTGTTGGAGAGCTTCTTTCTTTGTAAAGCCTGCCTTCTCATAGGTAGTCAGGACTTTGTTCCATAGCTCTAATAAGGGAACATTATTATCACCCAATATTTTCTGAGCTGTTTTGACTCCGACATTTGGCACGCCTGAATATCCATCAGTTGCGTCCCCTGCCATAGACTGTACCATAAACCAGTAGTCAGCTTCAGCTTTACTGATTTTATCTACATTCATACCATCACTAGAGACAAGTGCAGGTATCTGCCTCAAGTCTTTATCAATAGAAACAATGATACGTTGTTCATTAGAAGGTTCAGTAGCCATAATGCCTAAGACATCATCAGCTTCCAAGCCTTTAAATATAACACCTTTATGTTTCTCTAGCACATAGTCTCGCAATGCGTTGAGAACCATAGGCTTACGTCTTTGTTTCCTATTGTCTTTGTAAGAAGGTAAGACATCTTTCCTAAAGTTAGTAGTATCAGTAAGTGCAACGACATAAGAGTCTGCACCTAAGTCATGTTTCAAGTCCTGTATAGTATCATCAACCTGACCCTTACAGATATTCTCATCACAGTGTAGTGTCCATAGTCCATCACCCCAGTGTGTATCTACTTCATTTAATGTTGCTATTTTGTAGATTAAAATATCACCATCAATTAAAAGTTTTCTCATAACTTTACTCTCTCCTTTACGTCAAACAATTCTTTCAAAGGTATTAGTATACACTTAGACGCAAAGTTATCACCTATCATCTTTGTGTTATCTATATATTTGAAAGCTATTTCTTTTAATGTAGGTACATCAAAGAATAGTTTACAATAATCTTTACCATCTTTGTGTAGTATGTGCACCCAGTAGTCTGCTTCAGTAGCATATAATCCACTTGGTTTACCTCTACACTCTATCTCGATTGCTATGTTCCCTGTCTTGTACCACCAATCTCTTTCAGTCTTAACTTCTATTT